GTTCGCACACTTTGTTATTGTTCCGGCTAAAGCCGGAACTGAAAGCGTCTTAATTGATTTATCGGCAACGTTTCCTTTGAACTTGAACCGCACTTTGTGCGGTTTTAATTGTTCAAAGGTGTATATAATTAAAGTAACCAAAAGTTCCCTTAAGTATTATTACTCTTTTTCTCATTTAAAAATGGGCGTTTTTATTTTCGGTCGGTGTAATATAACTCATAAAATAATATATAATTGATTTTATACTACTTTGATAAGTCGAAATAATCGATAATCCGTTTGAAATGATGTCCATTTTGTTGCTTTAATAATTTCTTTAAATTCAGGTGAATTTATCATTTTTACTATTTTATCGCCTTCTCCTTTAGACTTTATTGGAAGTCCAAATGTTAATTGTGACATTCCATATTCACCGCGATAATCATTATACGGATATTGTATTTCATTAAAATTTAGTAATACTTTAGCTTTTTTTTGTGGACGTTTTTGCGAATATCTTAATCCAAGACCTTTCTTGGTAATTGTATGCACAATTGGATATTTAAATTTCTTGGTTTTATTTTTCGATAATTTACGTGCATCATACATTGATGAATCATATATTACATCATACCCTTGTTCGCCGGGCCGAACTAATAATTTTTTTATATTTGCAAAATTATAATTGGGTAAGAATGGCCAAGATGCAATATCAAAATCTTTATGAATGATGTTTTTTTCATCAATTAAAAAGACGGAGCTTACATGTAAACTGTTGGTTTTTTGAATAATATAACTATCAAATCTGGTTTGTGCTCCAAATAAATTTAAGCCATCACGTTTACTATATATATGTAAAAATAATAACTGATTTTCTTTAGTCATTATTTCATATAGTTTTGATTCTGGTCGTCGCCAACTATTTGGAGTTATAAATGCCAATAATCCATCTGTTTGAAGTAAACTCAATGATTTAAAAATAAATTTATCCCAAAGTGTTTTATTACCAGCAGATCCGATATATTTATTTTTTTTAGTTATTTGATATGGAGGATTTCCAATTATAATATCATATTTTTCCAAGAATCGATTTGCATTATTAATAGTTAAGAAATCATGTATAAAAATATTTGACTGAATATTATTATCTTGGACAAAAAGTTTAGATAATTTATTTGCAGATTCTTTATTAATTTCTACCATATACAACATTTTTTCAACAATATGTTTATGTCTTGCTTGTTTATTTGGAAAATGTTTTGCTAAACCCAAAAATAATCTATAATAAATCATCATTATAAAATTACCAGTTCCTGCAGCAGGATCGAGCCAAGTTAAATTAGGGTTTGTCCATATATTTTTTGGTAAGTTATCTAATAATTCGTTTATTAATACAACTGGTGTATTGACTTCACCAAATTTATTTTTTTCTAAAACACGAATATTACAGTTTTGTTTGATTTTATCAATAATATTTTCCAAAGTCCATTCATAAATCATAATACTAATATATTATGATATAAGGTTTTGATAAAAAATATGTAAAAATAAAGTTTCTAACAAAATATACATTTATTACCTATATAAACAATTCGCGTAGTCAAACAATAATCGCAATAATTATGTTTGCATTTAGAGTTTGGTGAAATTATTATATATTTACATATTTCACACCCATAGTTATATGATTTACTACAAACAAGTTTGACTGGATTGACTAGTTCTGGTACAACTGGATTGACTAGTTCTGGTACAACTGGATTGACTAGTTCTGGTACAACTGGATTGACTAGTTCTGGTACAACTGGATTGACTAGTTCTGGTACAATTGTATTTCGCCTATATTGATTATTATATGAAATTACATACGGAAAAAACATTTTTAATTATAATTATATACGATTACTTTTTATTTACTTTTGTTTATTTACTTTTAGCTAATATTTTTCTAACTATTTTTTTAGTTTCTGGTTTTTTAGATCCAACCTGGCCACTTTGTATTTGAATACGTTTTTGTTGATATACAGCATATTCTTTATCTAATATAGTCAATTCATTTAACCATATTGTTTCAATAGGCGTTCTCAATAATTGTTCCAATTCGCATTCGACATCGCCAACTTCTTTCAAAATATGCGCAACATTCTCTTCTGATACAGAGTCCATCGGCATTTTTATCAGATACTTGTAATCTCCGTCAATCAATTCAAATTTCATACTTGTTAACAAATCATTGATAATTTGCGAGGATTTTCGTCGTAAATCTACCGAACCGTCTAAATTGCATGTAATATATCGCGCTTTATTTGAAAGTTTGACCAATTTTTTACGCAATTCGTCCAATTGAAAATCTTTTCGTTTGCGATATATTTCCAATCGTATTCCATAAAATTCGTCAATTATTTCTTCTACTGTTTCATATTTATGCAATTTGCTTTCGGCATTAAACATATGCATATTTGTGCACGATACAGTTGTAGTTAGTTTAAGCATTTTTTCCAATCCATTTACACCGGTAGTTGTGTCAATTTGTCCAAGTAATTCATCAATTTTGCCTTTTGGAAATACTACTGTAATATCAACAGCTACCTCAGTGCACATAGATGTCATATCTTTAATTGATGGTGGTATTTTTTTACCGGTTTTATCAACAGTGCCATCCATCAATTCTTCTAAAAATAATGTATATGGCATTGTCCATGTGCCTACTGGTAATTCTGTAATTCGAATTGTATCTGGTCCGGTTTTTTCATATACACCTTTAATTAAGAATTTGTGTTCTGTTAATTTTTTTACTTCACCTTTAAATCCTTCATAGTATGGAATAAATTGTGTAACTGGTAATGCTGAACAACAACAATCTGAACTAAAATCGTCTAATGTTATAGCTGATCCGCTAGACAACTTATTTTGTAAATATTCAATAATTTGTTTAGGTCTATATGATGGAATACTACACGAAAAACCTGTGCCAATGCCTGAAATACCGTTTATAAGAGCAAATGGAATAATTGGTATATAAAATTCGGGCTCTACTAATTGTCCATCATCATTTATATATGTCAAAACATTGTCATCAGCTTCCGGAAAAATAGCACGTGTTATTGTATTTAATTGTGTAAATATATATCTTTCAGATGCACTATCATCGCCTCCTTGAAGCCGACTGCCAAATTGTCCTAATGGTTCGAGTAAATTAATATTATTAGATCCTACGAAATTTTGTGCCATATTGACTATTGCGCCATTCAAACTTGCTTCACCATGATGATATGAACTATGTTCTGAAACATAACCTGAAAATTGTGCAACTTTAATTTCGCTTGTTAACTTGCGTTTAAATGCTGCGAACAATATTTTACGCAAAGATATTTTAAGTCCATCTACCATACAAGGTATTGATCGCGCACAATCATATGTAGAGAAATGAATCATTTCTTGATCAATAAATTCTTCATATTTTACCGTGAGTTGTGATGTATTAAGAAATGAATGTTTGTCATAATTTTCAAGCCATTGTTTTCTGTCATCTGTGCGTTTTTTATTGAATATTTTATCAATTGTATCATCACTACATGAACCATTATATTCAAAATCCACGATTTTCTTATTAGCAAAATAGTCTTTGAATTCGGCGGATGTTGAGGTTCCAAGCCCTTTAAAATATTTGATTGTCCAACTATTTAGGTGATTTTGAGTCATGGATTCTTTCCATGTTTTATATTCACCTTCATTGTAAAATAGTTCGGTTTGAGATCCTTTTTTTGCACGTAAAATTGGCGTATTCATAAAAGATAAGAATCCTGGAATTCGGATAAGTGATGCCCATTCGCTATGAAATAAATTCATACATAATCCTTTAATATGTGATCCATCTAAATCTTGATCTGTCATAATCATAATTTTACCATATCTCAAATTGCGATTTATATCTGCAATTGATTCATATTCTTTTCCGGATTCTAGTCCCAAGATTTTCTTGATATCTGTGATTTCTTTATTTGCCGAAATTTTGGAAATAGCTTCACCACGAACATTTAACAGTTTGCCTTTTAGTGGATATATACCAATTGTATTGCGATCTGCACTTGACAATCCAGAAACAATTCCGGAAAGGGCAGATAATCCTTCGCATAAAATTAATATACATTCACCAGACTGCGCAGTTCCGCTGAAATTTGCATCTATCAAATTCGGAATACCGCGAATTGTTTTTGTTTTTTGACCATCAGTTTTCTTGGCTAATCTGGTTTCTTTTGCTTCAGTTAAAGTACATGCCATGTCCATAACACCCATTTTTGCAACTTTTTCAATAAATGCATCAGAAACTGTGCATGATGATCCGAATTTTGCGGATGGTGTATTCATGAAATCTTTTGTTTGACTGTCAAATGCTGGATTTTCAATATCGCATCTTAGAAACAAAATCAATTGCTCTTTAATGGTATTGGGTGAAACTATTATTTTTTTTTTCTTTTCAATAAATGCGGATAATTTGCGGGTGATTTGACCTATAATAAAATCTACATGTTTGCCACCTTTAAATGTACAAATCCCATTTGTAAATGAAATTTGTTCAAATTGATGTGTTTGAGACAGTGCGACCGCATATTCCCATCGTTCATCGGATTGTTCATATACACGTTTGGTCTCATCTTTACCGCCAATATATAGGTCTATATATTGTTGGAAATTCTTGACGGGGATTGTATCGCCATTATAACCGACTTTGATCTTTTTATTGCTACTGTGATCTGTAACTGCACCAATATCATATATGCGTTTTTTCATCAAATCCAACATATCGGCCGTAAGACCAGGAGTATTCAATTTAGCGAAATCGGGTCGGAATGATACTTTTGTATATGGTTTTGTCGATTTCACTTTTGTGATGACGGGTTCGCACGTTTCGTTGAGATTGTTTCGGAATTCTTGCACATATTTAAGACCGCGAATATGATCTACCGTTTCAATACGACCATATGTAGACCATATCAAAACTAATTTGAAACCGAATCCATTTTTGCCACCAACTATTTTCTTTTCTTCTTTGTTGTAATTAGTCGATGTGCGCAATTCGCCGAAAATCATTTGCGGAATCCATACGTCATATTCTGGGTGTTTTACTACATCGATACCGTTGCCGTCATTGATGAATGTGATTGTGCCGTCTGACCCGATTTCGGTATCAATAAATGATACTAATTTCTTGTCTTCTTTAGTTGATTGAATCATACGTATAACATGATCGCGACAATTTACTATACCTTCATCGAATAATTTGTATAATCCGGGAACATATTCGATTTGCTTTAGGATAATTTTATTAGTTTCATTATCAAATACCCACATATTCGCATCGACCGTTTCGACCGAACCGATATAGGTGTCGGGATTGTCGAGAATATGTTGTTTATCTGATTTTTTCTGATATTGTTCAGCTAATAAATTAGCCGAACTGTCAATTGCTGATTTATTTGGTTTAATAACTTTGTTTGATAGTGTAATAGACATTATAATAGATTTTGATATAATACAATATAGTAAATAATGTTTAGGTTATTCAATTTTATATATTTAGTATAATTTAAATATATAATGGCTAGTTGTAATAAAATTAACGATTTAAAAAAAATGTGCGATTGTTTGAATGGTCAAAAACTTATTGATTATAAAAAAGCTAAAACGGGAGCAAATGATCCAACATTGACTAATGCTATGCGTTATTCGCAATATGTTAAAAATTCGCGTTCACAACCTATATCGATTACTCAGTATTACAATTTTGTAAGTAAATAATGGTTTTTGAATAATTTAGTATGGGTTGATTTGTATTTTATTTGTATTTTTGATTAATAATTTATTTGTAGTATATATAAAAATGAAAAGACCAGTTAGAGGAGCAGACGGATATTATAATATTGATGGTAATAAATATAAATTGTTATTTGGCTCAAGAGAACAAGTATGGAATAAAACGGCTTATAAAACGAGTGGTTCATTGAGACGAAATCAACTTATGATGAATAAATGGGGGCGAATTGTATCTGCAGATAAATATAAAACAGCAAAAAAAGAACGACGTCTTGAAAAATATGGTTATTTTGCAACTAAAGGGAAATTTGGTTATGTTAAACGAACACCAAAACGCACTGCAAAAAATAGAAGCAAAAAAAATAAAGCTTAAATATTACAGGAACCATCCGTATGTTCCATGTTATATAATATGATATTATATTATGAAATTACAAATTGAAGGAACACGTAAGATATTAAATTTGCGTAAATCAAGAAAAAAACCGAGAACAAAATCTAAAATATACAAACGACCAAAACCAAAACCAGATAATTACTTATTTATGGTATTAGGTCCAACTGGTTCGGGAAAATCAAATTTAGCAAAACATATTGCAAAATCATATAATAAAAATATAGACAGTTTTGCAAAAATTATAATAGATGATTTAGTCGAAAATGACACCTACTATAAAAAAGAAATAAATACAATTATTGAAAATTTAAATTGCACTGATAACCCCAATTGTTTAAATGCCGCATTTAATAGTCCAACTCTAGAATTATATAAAAGTTTTAATGATGCATATTGGAATACGCGTAAAAATAATGGTTGTGGCAAAAATGACTCGCAACCATTATCATGCGATGCCCAAAATGATCAGGTAATGATAGACGCATTTACACAAAAAAAAGATGTATTATTCGAAGGCACTGGCGAGAACTCAGTGGGATGGATGTTAAAACCAGAGTGGACTCCACCAGATTATAAAATTATAATATCATACACATTAATTCCAATTAAACAAATAATTAAACGAAATAAAAATCGTGCATATGATGCTGTTAAAAAATATGTAGAAAATCCAACACAATATCCTGCACCAAGATTACCAAATATGGATCCAGCTATAATATCTGAAAAAATGAATAAAGTAAATGAAAATCTGTATTTTTTATTTGATAAATGTTTAAGTGAAAACTCTGAATATAATTGCGGAAAACGCAAAATTGATAGATTACTTGTATTTACAAATGAAACATCACTAATACCAATATATGATTCGGACGATCTTTTATATAAAAATATTACATTAGACGAATTTAAAAATATCGTAAATCACACAAGTAAAACGATTTATTCACCATCACCACTGGGTTCTAAAACAAAATCATCAATAAAATCACCAATAAAATCACCAATAAAATCACCAATACAATTAGTATAACACATTAGTAAAACACATTTAGTAGAATTAGATATTATATTGATTTAAGAATATACAATATAATATATTATGTCAGAATTAGAACACACAATCATTCCAACCAGTCCATTAATTGAAACAAATAAAGATACATGGTATTGTTATCTTTTACGAAATACATCAGAACAGTTCAAAATGTGCACATATAATGGATCAACAAATGATTTGAAAAGAAGATTGCGCCAACATAATGAAGAAATCAAAGGTGGAGCAAAAGCAACTCATGGAAAAAATAATTCTTGGGAATATTTTGCACTGTTAACAGGATTTAAAGACCACATTAACTGTTTATCTTGCGAATGGAGGTGGAAATTACCAATGGGTAAACCGGGTAGACGTGAATCGTGCTTTAATGGACCAATTGGCAGAATTCATGGATTAAACCAAATATTGCATTTGGATAGATGGACATCTAAATGTATAGTAAATAATCGCGATTGTCAATATAAATTAATTATAGTAGAAGATATGTATCAATATTTGGATTTAACTAAGATACCATCAAATCTTGAAATTACAATTGTTCCAAGAATTAGAGATAACTTGTAATTACATTAAGGATCAACCAGTAATTTTTACACCTTTTCTCATTTAAAACGCCCACTACAATATTTATAAACAACTTAAAATTTACTTGATTATAATTATAATGTCAAAATTTATAAAATTAACAAATTTAATTGTAAATATAAATTATATACAAACAATAGTTATACACCCAAATAAATATTGTATTAATGTTATGAGTAACAAATTTGACGGGTCAAATTTGAGTAGTCTTGGAATTGGAATTGGTAATGTTTCTTCATATAATTTTGAAATTGAAGTATGTGAAACTAAACATTCAAGTGATTACAAAAAAATTTCTGATTGGATTGATAATTGTTAGTGGGCGTTTTTAATAAGAATTGGTGTAAGAATATTTTTTTTATACCATTGATATATTATAATATATTATAATAGATTATGCAAAAATTATGTAAAATTTGCGGTTGAAATGAGAAAAAGTGTAAAATGTTATATAATTGCAAATCTGTGTTTGATTTATTAGAATTTATCACCAATATGTGTAAAACCAGAATAGATTAATATACATCGACTGAAAAAAAATAAAACAAAAACTCAAAAAATAAAACTAGATTTAGAAAAACAAAAACTAGATTTAGAAAAACAAAAACTCAAAAAATAAAACTAGATTTAGAAAAACAAAAACTAGATTTAGAAAAACAATTCAAAAATGTAAAATAAATATTAAAAGTTTCTTATAAAAATAAAATAATCATAAAAAACAAATACGTAAATCAATTTTTACATCATGTAACTTATATATATATATATTATATATAAATGAGTAATTTTTTACAAAATCAAGCTTCAAAACTATTTGAACCTAAAACTGATACTGAATATGATATAGAATTATTTTTAGCAAGTCGTGGGATAGGTCGCGATCGTCCAGTAAATTGTTGTTTTACACCTGGTCAGGGAACTACAATAGCTATTGATCCTATTATAAATGATTCAGTTGTATTATATTCAACTTGGGTCGAACACCATTCAACTGGAAGAAGAAGAAGAATAGCATCAATATTAAATAAAAATGTACCTGTAATAATTATTCTTGCAACTAAAGGTGGACATGCAACCGCTATTATTGTAACTGGAAATAACGAAGATATACCAGGCGGGCAAGGCAGGCAAGCAGAAATTTTTGGATTTGGACTTCTTACTGATGGAATCAATTGTAAAATATTGTCACCAGACCCGACTAGTATTTCTGTTGACAAAATAAAACAATGTTCAATAAGAGCAATTTTACCAATTCATGATGATATTACAAATAAATTAATAGAATTTATAAACGAACATAAAGACGAAGGCGAAATCAAGAATATACGTGTTATACCACTTGACTTCCCATATCGCAAGATTGCTTATTCAAATCCAGGTGAAAGGTTTGCTCCATTAGCTAGTAATACTTATTTAAATTGTATTAATTTTTTAACACATATTATGCCAGTATTAAAAGCAAATATTGGTGCATTACAGATTTGTCATACGGATGTATTACGTGCAACAGACCAAAGTTTACCATGTAATAGTAAGTTAATTGATTTTATAACAGGAACAAATGAAAATGAAGCCGTTATTGCTGAATTTTCAAATGCACCAGATAATTATGATTCCGAACCTAGTTGTCTAGTCAGTGGTGGTAAAGGACCATTACAAAAAAATATGTCTAAAAAAAATAAACGAACTGGAGAAAAATTAAAAAAAAAATCAAACAAAAAATCAAAAAAAATATTCAAAAATAAATCAAGACGTCGTAAAAATAAATAAAGCGATAATGCACATAAAATATATAAATAATAATATATATTTTATATAAACGTAAAAAAAGATATAGAAAACGTTTCTGATTATTGTATGGATCTTGGATAAAAAAAGATTTTTAATAAAAAATTAAAGTAACAATTGGATTAAATATATATTACATAAATCTTAATTTAAAAAATAAAATCAACAATATAAATTATTTACACCTTTGAACAATTAAAACCGCACAAAGTGCAGTTCAAGTTCAAATGAAACGTTGCCGATAAATCAATTAAGACGCTTTCAGTTCCGGCTAAAGCCGGAACTATAACAAATTGTGCGAACTTAAATGTTCATCGGTGTAAATAATTATATATAATTATGAAAAAATCGTGTAAAATAAACGTTTGAAATGAGAAAAGGTGTAAAATGCCGAATTTTATATTCGCAAATTATCGTAATTAATTTCTTTTGATATAATATTTATAGATTTTTCATTTAATTTATCCATAAAAAATTTTTCAGAAATTACACTTGTTGTTTCACTATATATTTTTAATTCGTCAAATAATTTACCACAATATGATATAACATTTGGTTTTCCTATACAAATTCTATCATTACATCCAACAAACCAATCTTTTATAGGAATAATAATATTATTGTCATTTAATTCATTAAAATCGTTTATATTTATTTTGGTATGTAGATTTGTATCTGGACGAATTATAATAGCATAATCATAATCGTTTATGTGCTTATCAAAAAGTAAAGTGATTTGTTTTTTTGAATACAACGCTAAACACATATTTTTTATTAAATATTTTGTCATGTTGGAAGTCATTCCAGTCCAATTACCTAAATGTTTATAATATTCATCAAAATTTATATTGTTTATTATTGTTTCTTGATTATCAAAAATAAAATGTTTTGGATTTAATATTGTTTCAATATCTTCATTATTATAATTATTAGTATTTTCTTTACTCCACATATTATTATACTGTCCAAAAATTTTATAAGTATGTATAAAAATATCATAATGAATTAAATTTTCATCCAATGGTGTAAATAAATTAGTTTTTATTGAATCAATTGTTTTTCCAAGTGTTTTAGTTAATCCAAAAAATAATATAGCAACTTTTTTATTTTCCATATATTTTATAAAAGCTATTTTTTTTGAATACGGGCGTTATAAATAATATATGTTTAGTGTAATATTTACATATTTGGATATTTATACCGTTGAAGAATTAAAATAAAAAATGTAATTCATTTAGACCGTAAATAGTTTTTTTTAATATATATATATAATTTTTGCATTTTTTTGCTTATTTTTTTCGTCGTTAAGTCGGCGTTTTAAACCACTGAAGATTTAAAACGGGACACTTTAGTGTCCCATTTTTACATCTTGAGGGGTCATACGTCGAAAACAAAAATGGAACTTTGTTCCATTTTAATTCTTCGACGGTATAAATGTGCAAAGGTGTAATAATAAGCTAACACAACATATTATTGTATAAATATATTATAATATGTCATTTATAAATTTTCCAGTTAGATATATACCAAAACAAATAACACAAAAAGATAAAAACAAACAAATGAATATGCTAATAAAATCAAAAAAATTATATAAAAAACATAAATATTATACACGCACAAATATTAAATCTTACAAAAATATAAAATCAAACCACATTTCAAATGCTCGTAAAATATATAAAATAAAAAATATTAATCCCAATAACGAATTATCGTTAAAAACGGGATGTAAAATATCAGCATTGAAACAAATTGTAAAAAAAGGCGAAGGTGCATATTATTCATCAGGTTCAAGACCAAATCAAACACCGCAATCATGGGGATTAGCACGACTGGCAAGTTCGATAACCTCAGGAAAATCGGCAGCAGTTGATTATGATATAATTAAAAATGGTTGTAATCATAATAAAAAAGCTTATATTTTAGCAAATAAATCTAAGAAAAAATATAAATATGGACATTCAAAAACAAAAAAAATAACTGTAAAAATGTAATATGTTCAAAGTTAAAACCGATTGTGTCAAAATAATGGTGTAATAAAAACAAGTAAAACGGATGGAGAATGGTATAAATCCTTCGTGAAACATAACTAAAGTGTTAATTTTTCTTTAACGGTCTAAGATTTTCCAGTATTCATTCATATATAAACGAATAACATCCGGTATTTCTTGTAACAACTTATTTTTAATAATACCAAAATATGTTTGTAAAACATCTCCAACATAAATTGCAGATTTACCAGATTCAAAAATATAATTACATATTAAATTTCCATATCCTTCTGCCGAAATTAAAGCTATATCATATGTATCTTTAATTGCATCTAGTTTAATAAAAAAATCTCCAAGTTCTTGGTAAAATTCTTGAGATATTTTATCAGCTTGAGTTTGGGGTGGACAAATAGTTGAAATTGTGCAATCTTGAAATATATTAAAATCTTGACCATTTTTTTGATAAATCTTGGATAAAACTGGAATTTTTTCTAAAATACTAGTTTCAAAAGGTGATATAATTAAAACCCGTTTATATTTTAAAGCAAGAGTCCATGGATCTGCATATATATAATGATAAATATCTAGAGCAGAAGACCATACTATTTGTTTATTAGGATATGACTTTTTTATATATTCATGCGATTGTGCAATATGTTGTAGATAGCCTCCCTGTGATTCCCATCCTTGATACATTTCGGCATTATCAAATGCTTTTAAATACATATCCGAATATTTCATAATAGAATCAATCGATGATAATTTAATTCCCGCATTATTTTTCATTACTGGAATTACATTTTTTAAATAGTTTATAATATCTGATGGAATGGTTGGTTGTTGACGACCAATTCGTGCAAAAACTGCCATATTATTTTCAATTACTGAAATACGAGGTATAATAAAGTTTTGCCCAAGTTCAAGTTTTGTTGTAATATAATGACGAATTTTATTATTGTCTTCAAATTGCAAATCTTGGAAATTGCGACTATGTTCGGATTCACGTTGTAAATTAATACCTAATGAATTTACTCTTAATTGGACATTATATGGCACTGATACCGCCCATGGTTCTTTTATAACATCTTTATTGCTATAATCACGCGCAGGATTCATATGATAGTGGTATGTTTTTATAAATAAAGGATCATTATATATACTATATGCCAATATTTTCATTAAATATAAGATTTTATTATCACAACCGGGTTGACCAAGTTGAAAATTAAATATTTTTTCCCAAGATTCTAAAATAGGAAAATTAGAATGAAAAATCCATGTATCTTGTGAGTCGTATCTTGGTCCGAACAATTTACATTGTTCTAATATTGAATCATTATATTCATATCTCAACAGTGCAAACATTTTCTTAGACAAATGAATATCAGATTGCAATATCTTGACAATAGAATTATCAAAAAATATATCCGAATTTACCAAGATATGATATCCTTTAATAGAATTTTTCCTAATATATTTGAATATATGTTGATATTTTAATCGATTTTCAATATTGGATTGAATAATCTTGGCTGAATTAGTATTAGTCGAATCAATACCCAATTCAGTATTTGTATAAATCCGTTCATTTAACAAATGAATGTGTGTTATATAAGGATTCATTACATTTTTGCGTAAACATTCTTTTATTTCAACATTGCGTAATGGATCTCGATGAATAAAAAATTGTGTAAATAAATGAATATCAATATCTGTTGAATTTGGATCACCAATATAATTAGATGCAGGTTGAGAAAAATCAATAATTTTCATTTATTATAGTTAATATTATTATATTTATATAATTATATATTACATATTATCTATTACATTGTCCACTGACCCGATAACATATTTACGTCTACCACATATTCAGCATAACGATCCATAATATATTTATCAAAATACGATTTGCTAACTATAAATCCAGGTCGAACTAAATAATTTTGAACAACTAAAGTTTCGGCATATAAATTATTGTAATATTTACAGTAATAAATATACATATCATAAATTGATGTATTCGGTATTTCATTAGGTATTTCATTTTGAAACATAGTTAATGTTATTAAATTTTGATTATGTAAATTATTGTGCATATCATCAATTGCAATCTGTATATCCATTTGTTTATCCCATAATGTGCAACGAATATGATGTATAAATTTATCTTGGTCAACCATTATATTCGGATAATAATATCGAATAATATCCAAGATTTGACAATCACTTAATTGAGAATTCGATTCATTTTTTTTAGTTAACCAAAATTTAAATACCCATAATAATTCATCAATTTCAAAATCGGTTTCCATTCCATCTTCCACAATAGTTTCATCAAAGAATTGTATAAATTGTTGAATTGATGGTAAATATTTACTAAAAATACCTTTAAATAAATCACTATCTTGGAAATAATAATCTTTTAAATATTCTGTTAATAATTGTTTTAATGTTTGTTGAAACATAATTGCCGACAAATTCAAAGAAACTAAATAATGTTTCCAAAGAAAATGCATATTTTTCCAAGACATTATTATTGTAGATGTTGTAGTTATTTCTCCAACTAAATCGTTATTAAAACTTATATTTGATAATTCACCCGATCCACTTCTTGATCTTGGCAATTGCAAATATGCAGATACAAATTGTTTAACCATATCTAAATGTGTGCGTTCTTGTAAATAAAATATGCTATTGTATAATTCCAAATTATTATTGTATTTTATTATAAATTCATCTGAACTTACATAACGCGTAGAGTAATGACTTGCAACGCATATTATATCTAAAGCATGATTTTGTAATATTGATTTCCATAATGTTTCATTTTTAATACTTTCATTTACTAAAACCATTCGACAATTTACATAATCATGTTCATGATATTTATATTTAAATGAATTATTCAAATTTATACCAATATATTGATTTGATTGTTCATTTAAATATTGTATAAAATTCTTGGAAATTGGTTTAATAAAATGAATTAGATTTGTTTCTTTTTTTAGTAATGAATCTCCTAATATACATAGGAAATATTTGGCTTTTGTTTTACTTTCAAAAAATGCAGGATATAATAAATCTAGAACAAATTGAATAGTGTCTGATTCGGGAACTGATTTTAAAATTGGGGTATCTTTTATACGTTTCATAATATTCATACGAGTTCTTTGTTTCCAAGACATTAATTGCCTACTTTGACTAATTGTAGATAAAATCGTATATAAAAGGTCATCTTCTGTAATATTTTTATAATGCATACTATCATATAAAAAAAAATTTTCAGTAGATGAATTATATAAATATTTGTTATTATTATTCAAAAATGTTTCAACAAATGCATCTTTTTCAATAGACATTTCTTCAAACCGAACTTCATTTGCTTCATGTGTTTTTGAAATATTATCCAACATATTTGATAATTGATTGCATAATAAATGTCGGAGTTTAGATAACATATATGGATCATTTTTATATTTTTCATATAACCCTTGTATAACAATATCAGATTCTTGGTAATATTTATGGACTAAATCGGAATTATTAAGTTCATTCATAATTGTATTAATAAATATATAACTATATAATTGTATATTTATATAGTTATGTATTATTGATAAAAATTAGACTATTTCATAAATAAGTTAATATTTTTATGTTTTTAATCATTTACACCACTAAAGAATGTAAAATCATTATTATGTTTGTACAAAGGATTTATACCGTGTTTATCTAAATTGCAATTACACTACGTATTTCTCCTTTTTTACTATTATTATATTCATCATCTGTATCTACAATAGATGCCATAATATATTTTGCAATAATAGGAGATGATTGTAAAACATCATCTGACGATAATACAGTAAACCATTGATATTTTGTTCGCAATAATAGTTCATCTGCGGGTATATAAACACCAAATGCATCTGGTGATAAATCTAAAAAATCATCACTCATTAAATCATCTAGTAATATAGCCTTACGTTTATTTGTTTTTACTCCAATCATTATACCATCAACTAATGAAATTTGTTGTTTATTAATCATATTAATATACCATTGTTGTGATTCACCCAAGAATTCGGTTTCATTGCTAAAGTGTGGATTCATATTTCGCGTTTTTAAATAGTCAATTAGTAATCTTATAGATTTATCATTTTTTGAAGCGCCCATAAAAAACCCATTTGGACAAAATAACATTTTATGTTTTTGATTAGCAATATTTACAGAATGATTCAAATTTTCACATACAAATGGTTTACCGGATGAGATTATTGAATCAAATAGGCTTTTTAAATTTTTCATGCATATAAATGAATTTGGAACAACTAATCCACCATATAAATAAAGTAAATTTGCCATTCCTAGTTCACGATAGCGTGAACGATGTGGTTCTGCTAATAAACTTACATTAATATCCCAAGATGGAATTAAATTGCTAAATGACTCATCGTCTATTAAACATACATTAAAATCATTACCACAATGATTAATTATTGTTTTAATAGTTAAATGTATATATGGCTGGTTTAAATCAGTGCTTGTTCTTGATTGAAAACTTTTCCATTTACGTGCATTTAATTCATATTTAGAATGAATCCATAGTTTTGGTTTATTAAAACCATATAATGGTGAATCATTTAATAAATATTTGCGTATCATCTCATACTCGTCATCTTTTGTATCAAAAGCTTGTTTAAAACGATTACCGAAAAAACTGGCAACCATAATTAATCCAAATGCAAATAGATAATGGTTTATATTTTTAGAATCAAACAATTTGTCAAACATCTGTATAATATATAATATATAATATTACGGGGAACCTTTTACGGGGAACCTACGGTTCCCCCGTACGCCCCCTCCCTTTACATGAAACCTTTTACGGGGAACCGACGGTTCCCCCGTACGCCCCCTCCCTTTACATGAAACCTTTTACGGGGAACCGACGGTTCCCCCGTACGC